CTCGTATTTAGGGAAAAGAAAAAAACTTTCCAGATTTCGCAAATCATCTATCTCTTCGGCATCTTCTTCTTTGAGACGGTAAACTGGAGGAATTATCTTTATTAAATCAACTACACCTTCTCTATTGTACAACCGAAAGTTATTTGATTTCACCACAAAAAATAATAAAAAGATTGGATCACTCAAAAACTATCATCCATACTCACAAGGTTTGCGGTAGTTGTTAATACTCGGATTGTAATTTTTCATATTTGGTGCAATAGCATACATTCTCTGCACTCTATTATTACACAATTGCATGGCAAATTGGCACCATACTTCAGAAACACCAATACGATAACATTCTCTTACCCTTGCCATAGAAGCATAGATATCGTCAGTGTAAGAAGTACCAGGAACATCTTTATCTAATCCCGTGATATACTTACAATGAGGAATGAATACAGAACCCATTATAACAAAAAATGATAGAAATTCTCTACAATATTTACCAATTGAACTTTTCTTCTCATTCTCTCTTATACAACAAATTCTTTTAGCATTAAATACACATTTTTCCCATAGTCTCAAATCACCGGGATTGTCAAAATCAGCAATATACGTGTAATCGTCAGAGTGGCAAGATTGATCAATTATACCACTTATTGATCCATCTCTTTTATATTTCTCTAATTTAAATAATATTATTGCAATAGTCTGTGCTATGAAGTGTTTGTAGGTAGATAATTTGTTATAAAATCCTTGAGGCCAACCACTATGCAATATCGGATTATTGTCTGTATCAAATACTTTGTTTATTGCATTTCTCAAATGTGCAGATTGTGCAATCACCTTGTTTTTTGTTCTTTTTCCTGGTTGATAAAGCTTATTTTCTAAAACCAATTCTCTATTCTTTATTCCAATCAAAGATTTCTCACATAACAAATATACATCATCATCGATATAATTCTCCATAGGTTTAAAACATGAAATCAATGAATCCATATTGTCACCAGTACTCCATTTAGACGCATCAGATGTTCTTGAATATATATATCGATCTGAATCACCTCTTAATATTTCATCCCTATTAGAAGATATAATTTTGTGTGTTTCATTTTGAGTCCTAAAATACTTCTGATCACCTCCCATAGATATAGTCTCAGAAAATAATCCCCGGTTTATCTTGTCGATATATGCCTCAACTATTTTTAGAGCAGCAATCCCTTTCAAATCTGTTTTAAAAATTTCTCTGGGATCTGCCTTCTGCTTTTTCTCTACCATAGTAAACTTAAAGTTTTCAAACCTATGATATTTCAACATGTCTTTTAAAGTCAATTCTCTTTCAGTTCTTAAAATTTCTTCCAAAACTCGATCATATAATTTTAAAGCACGCCTCGAACCTTCTGATAAAACACCATTAGGAGTACAATGTGCCATTAATCGTCGATCTTCAAATTTTAACTCAGACAAATTTATTTCATTTATAGAAAGGACGTTATACATTACTGAACTTGAGATTGTTTCTATAATGTCACAATCACAATAGAAGTAGTCAGGATCTGTTTTTCTCATATCTTCAAATTTCTTTAATGTTTCTGCAAATTCTACAAAGCTATGATTTGACTCAACTAAATCATCACAGCAAAGATTAACTAGATAAGTATCAGATAGGAAATCTTGGATTCTAATTGTTTCAAATTGCATCATCGGTAAATGGCATCTAAAAACAAAATCATCTTGGTTTAAGAACTGTTTACCTATAGAATCTTTATTCCATTCAATCTCAATCATGGGCTTTTTCAAAAAGGTTAGATAGGTTGATATCACATAATCACACAACATGGATGAAATTCGTTGGGGCAATTTTTCATGAATTAAGTTTGGAACATTACTATATTCAGATAAAAGACTTGCTGAAACATATCTGGAAAGAGAAAGAAAGTTCACTACTTCTCTATTCTTACTCAAACCGGCCATCATAGATATAAATGATGAATTTCTGAACCTCTCTCTGTAAGTATGAGGTTCACCATTTAAACAAGTATATAATGAAAATGAAAGAACCTTTACAAGACTTTCACTATATTGACACAACAAACGAGGTGTCACAGTATACCAATTTGATATGATTAGTACCCTTTTACTATCTATTTCATAAAAATGATATTTACAGAAGGAACCATTCATAGCTTTAATAATTTGTGCATATTCTTTACTGACAATATACGAATTGAATAGCTTGATTGATGATTTTTCATTCCTCACTGTATCACCCTGTGATAAAACAGTTATTGAATTTGTAGACCCTCCAGTCATAATACGATAAGTGTTTCTTTTTCTTTTTTGTGTTGAAACGTGCATTAGTTGTTTAGATATTGTAGAGTGATATTTTAACAAGGATAACATAAATGTTTCCTGAACATTATCAAGTATAGATTCAATGATCCTTTGATTATAAGAAAAGATAAGTCTGAAAGATTCATTTTCTTCCACATTTAAAGAGTCTAATAAAATATTTCTCAAGTTTGATCTTTTGGGTTTAAATAATATCTGTTTAAAATCTTTCCAAACTTTCTGACTTGAACCAAATTCTACTGATCCTAAAATCCTTTCCTTATCTCGTTTCCGGTTAAGCTTTTCCATCTCGAATTTGTTCTTAAATGTACCAGGTTTGATGTCAATATTATCTTTGAAATTAAGAAGTAAGTCATCAAGAAATTCAAATCTTTCATCCCTTTCACTTTCGCATACAGACCCCATTCGTAAAGAAAAATCCTTTACTATTCGAGTTTGAGTCATATCTTCGTATTCATTACGGTCTAAATCAATATCTGAACCAACAAAATATAGATCAACTTTTATATCTCCATCTTTCCTGACATAACTAGACCGAATTTTATTGAAATCAATTTTATCAACCCCTTGATGATTATCATATAATGGAGCTTCATCAATCAAATCAAAATGTCTTAACTTGTTTATAACATCTCTGTCTCTAGCAGACAGCTCAATAATAGGGTCAGTACTAACACGGGTCTTCATTGCGTTCCAGAACAATCTCTCATCTTCATCTTCAATATTGAGATCATCAATTTCATCTTGTTGATCAAGGATATATTCCGCAGGAGAACGAAGATTGAAGTCGATATCAAAATCAATATCGTCCATATCGAGCTCGACGTCGAATGCTTGAGGAAG